TTCCTCCTATTTTCTTCAAGCTCGTCTTTGGGGAGGGGGGCAGCGCAATCGGGGGTGGGGTTCTTGCTAACAGCGTTAGCTGTCTTTCCTTTTGTGGTGAGGTCAATTTCGGTTTGGTTGGTAGGGCAAGAAGTCTTTGCGCTATCTTTGGCGATGCGTTTCAGTTTGCTTTCAATGCCGATTCTCGCCTTCTCTTCGTTGCGGATTTGCAAATCGCTACCATTAAAGGGAGTTTTATTTATTAGTTTAGGGTATTTGTCTGCGGATTCTCCACCCTGTGGGTTTTCCGTAGGGTGGACTCCTTCTTGGAAGGTAGCCATTGTCGCGTTCATTGCGTATTTAACTTTCACATACCATCTTTCAACATGACCGTCCTCATTTTTGTGCGGCACATCTTCTACGAATCCCGCTTCAACAAGTTGCTTTTTAGCGCGAGCAAACCTATCCCTTCCCATATCCAAACCTTTCATCGCAAAATCTGATGTTGCTCTGATTGTCGTGTTTTTCTGCCACTTTCGGATGTAGCAGTAATAAGTGTAGAGGGCAATGCAGTCGGCTGGAGCTTGCATCTTTAGCAGTCTATCTACAGAAGGCTTTGTTAGACCAATCAGCAAATCCTCAACGCTGCCTTCGTGCATTGTCTGGCAGCGCTCATAGGTCGTTATATTCATATTCTTCAGAGGGGCCACTCCCCACCACAGACAGAAGACCGATTGAATGTCGGATGGAAAAGCTCTGTGGCAGGAGAGTGATTTAGTTGTTTCGATTTAATCTTCTGTTGCTCGGTTTCCATGCCGAGGTGCGATCTCTCGCACAGGAATCAATCTAGCATTGCATTGGTTTCGGTCAAGAGGAAAGTCGCAGTTCCCATCTCACCTTTGGAGCGAGGGATTGAGCGTTATTGCGGATGCGAGTTTTTCCCCAATCCATTCCTTCTTTTGAGGTGCTTCCAGCAACCCACCCGCTGGCCTTGTAGATCGTTCCAGCGTGAACATCCGTGTCTTGGTATGAGACGAGAAGTTTGATGTGCGGCATTGTCTTTTTGATCTTCTTCCGCATTACGGAAAGCATCCGGCTTGCTGTGCATTTCGGCGCGTCTGGAGCTATTGCGAGCCTTCGCAGTTCTAGTGCGGAGCCGCCTTCTTTCATTCTATTTGCGGCAATCGGGCTTGACCATATCGCCACGGCGTAAACCAAGGAATCGTGTATTGCGATAAAACAAACATAGTCTCTGTTCCGCACGACATTTGACCAGTCAATCTTTGGAAAGCGGGAATGCCATAGGGCATTGAGTTCGCAGGCGAAGCGGGGTTTGCACTCAACAACCTCAAGCTGAAGCGGGGACGAAGGAGCTACAGGTTCGCTGTTCCTGAATAGCGGCATCAAGTCTCGCATGGCACACGGCTATTGTTTAACAAGCATTATTTTCAATTACCATAATCTTCCAGCCCGTGTTCGCAGAGCGTCTGCCTTTGTGCGATGATGACGCCTTGCAGCTTGTCGTTCTCCGCGATCAGCGCGTCTAGTGCTTTGCGGGTCTGGATATGATCGTAGGATTCCTGTTCGTAGACAGCGAGGAGATCGCAGTAGTCGCATTGCGCTTTGCCTGGACGCACCGGAGTCAGCGGGTAACCGCAGTCCACGCAGATGCCAGCGTCTTCGTCGTTCTTGGGGTCTATCATAACTCGATAACGAACTCCTTGTCGGGAATCTCTGCGACGATTTGCGACAGGATTGACATTGCGGCGGCTAGATCGTTCCGTGCTGACGAGGAAAAGTTGTAAGCCTCCAGTAGGTTTCCGATCTCCAGTTCTTCCAGCGCAACCCTAGCGTGGATTGCTGCGGAAGCGATTTTTGTATGTGCGTCTGAGGTGTTCATGCGAATTGAAGTTGACAGGTCGGTGCATATAGTGCAACCTTTATTTTGATGAACACACTACTTGAACCCCAATACGATTACGAACACATCGGAACATTTACCCGCCCGGTCATAGACGAAGCGTGGTTGCCGGATCAACATGAACCCGTAATCCCGTATCACATCCTAATGCAGAACGAGGTTGACTCGTTGCGAGAAGAAGTGCGGAGCCTGCGTTCCCAATTATTGTTCCCCAATAGCGAGCCGAAGTTCTTGGGCTTTCCAGTCCGGCACTACAACGATAGCGAGGACGACCTTCACCGCACGACTTGGGAGGCATTCGTCTGCGGACAATGGCGCGTCATCCTCTCCGGCCCAAGGTGGAGCAAGGAGGAAGCCTGTGAGGCAATCTGCAACATTCTGCGGCAAGAAGCAAAATGACCTGCCCCCAATGTTCTACGCCCCTCGACATCACCGATACCCGAAAGCTGAAGACAGAAGAGGGAACGGAGTTTGTTCGGAGGATTCGCGTTTGCACCTGTGGATACCGATCAATCACGCACGAAATATCAACCGCAATTAGCCCGATACCAGACATTTACAGGAACAGCACAAATAGGCTTGAATACCAGCGCAGATACCGAAAACTATGCAAGGAGAGGAAGAAAGAGAAACCCAAGACATCTTGGCTAGACCGAATAAACGAAAAGTTAGCGACTACCTAGAGCCGGATACGGTTCTTTTGGTTTCGGTTGTATTGGCCTGCCTCTTGTATATTGTGATATCGTGAGCAAGTTGTTGAAAATAAAGGAAGACGAGCTTGATTTCTGGATCAGAAAGGCAAGGAAGAAGGATTGCGAGTTGAATGAGCTTCGGGATATCGCGCAGAGAATGTTCCTTGCACTCGCAACAAAGCATACCGACTCGTTTGTTCACGGTGTATTGCAAGACTACCAATCCTACCGAGAGGTCTTCGGGAAATGACAAGCCTGCATCCATTCATCGGACTCAACGACAAGGGCGAGCCGGAGATATTCATCAGCCCATTCTCTTGCTACAAGATCAGCCCCATGCACGAACGCGGCAAGGGATTCCCAGAGGAGGTCTACGGCAAACTGACAGAGGAACAGGCGTTCTCCGCACTACGCAAGCTAACCAAATATTACAATGCTGAAGAGGAAGGTCGGACTAAAAAGAGGAAAGCGGCTTAATCCGGTTAGCAGTAAGCACAAGGCCGAGCTTGCTGTTTATTCGGACAAGCGGAAGACGTATCTTCTTTGCAACCCGTATTGCGAAATCTGCGGAGTATTCGCTACCGACATACACCACAAGGAACGCAGGGGTAAGAACTTGAACAACGAAGAGACGTGGATGCCGCTGTGCAGATTTTGTCATCAAAAAGTGGAAAGTAATGGCAAGTGGGCACGTGAGAATGGATACCTAAAATGACAATCTTTGCGATAGACCCAGGCCCAGAGAAGTCGGCATTCGTGCAATGGAATGGCAGCGTTATCGACTACGGTCACGTCCCCAACGATGAGATGCGGCAGTTGCTGATCGGTCGGGAATACGACACTTGCGCTATCGAGATGATTGCATCTTACGGAATGGCAGTCGGAGCCAGCGTGTTCAATACCTGCCTTTGGGTAGGTAGGTTCTGCGAGATAGCGAGGAAGGAACCGATGCTGTGCTACCGCAAGGATATCAAGATGCTCCTCTGCAAGACACCAAGGTCAAAGGACAAGGACATCCGGCAGGCGTTGCTCAAGCTCGTAGGGGAACAAGGAACCAAAACAAACCCCGGTCCCACTTACGGACTAGCCTCGCACGCTTGGGCGGCTTTAGCGGTTGCGGTTTACGCGCAAAAGAAGGTTGACGAATTAAATAGTTCAACGTAGCTTTGAACACAAGCGGGGCTTTTATGGTTTTTACCCTGCTTCAGTATGTGTGTTCATCCTCTGGAGGCTCCTTCGGGAGCCTTCAGACTTTAGGGCGATAGAAGGTGCGCTTGCTTGCAACCTTTCCGGTTTTAAGGGTAAATTGTTTGCTTTCTAAACTTCCAGATTCTATTGCTTTATTGAGCGCCCTCCAATTTATTCCTAGAGCCTCAAGATCATCGGCATCTTTCCAGCCTTGCTCGTTAAGCGATTCTTTGCTTACAGGAAGCGCGTTAGCTAAAAACGCATCCCAAGCCGCAGTTACAGCGGCAACATCCACGGTGTTTCTGGTTTTCTCTCGCATAGGTTTACTGTTAGTTGTGTGTCTGTAAAGAATCCGTAGGCAAATCCTTGGCTCCAAGCCAGCGTTGCCCGTTTGGTTTTGGCGTAGTCGGCATCTAGGCGCATAAGTGTTCCAACACAATATGCTGTCGCGCTCTGCAAGGTGCGCCCTGGCTCCATACCAACGCGATGCAGATGCCCCATTACGCAGTTGCCGTGAGTCTCGGCATGATCTCGGATGGCCGCTTGGTTATACATGAACCCGTGGATAAACTTGTATCCACCGATAGGACAATACGAGCGAATGTCATAAGGATACGTCCGCGCCTTCAGGTTCTTTGCCAGCTTCTCGATTTCTTGGATAACAATAGTCGCAGCATGTGCGGCCAGAGCGTTGGGAGAGTGAGCTAGTTTGAACAGGCGGTCTTCGTGATTGCCGTAAAGAATATGTTGGGGGCGAAGCTCTGAGAGGAAGTCCACGCCAGCAGCGAGATCGTCTGCAATACTTGCCGCCCGATCTGAGGCATTGGGATCGTTCATCGCGCCAGACCTAGCTGCCGCCATATCCACGAAGTCTCCCAAGTGGATCGTTGTATCCGGCTTCCACCGCTCTTGGAACGCAAGCACGGCGTCTCTAGCCTCTGGGTCTATGTGGTCTCCGTGTGAACAGCTAACCGCCATCCACTTCTTCCATTGCTTTCCAACGTTAAACGGTTGGAAGCGTGTGTTCGTCTTCTGGTTTTTGCTCATAACGTTTAATCGGCGGACAGGGAAAGTCGTCTTGCGAGAAGATCGGCTCGCCGTTTTCCTTGAGGAAAGGGAAATGCTTTAGGCAGGAATAGGCGCGATCCTTCAGTTCCTTCACAGTCTTGGGACGTGTGTCGGTAGATAGGAGATCACGCAGGAACTCCCGCGTCTTGTAGAGTGCGTAACATTGTTCGTAACGAAGGCTCATGCTTTTGCCTCCTTGCCTTCAGCCGGGGTGAAGAGTTGAAGGAATAAGTGGGTCGGACCAAACCAAGTCCATCCGTTCCCCCAAGAAACAACGGAAGCCTTGTCTGCCTCCATAACCTGTTGTTCTTTGCCGCAACCCTGCTGATTGCCACGGAATGTCCACCACGATCCGCGTTCAGGAATTTTCATAGCTCGATACCTTCTTCTTTATTGACGTGTAGTTCTTCTGGAAAGATGGAAAGGAACTTCATCAGCACCTGTTCTCCGTTGGCAATCGCATCCTCGCTCAAGTCTGGATAAACAGCGTGGAGTATTTCGTGGATACCAGTAGCAAGAGCCTCGTCGTTAGGTTCGATGTAGATCGTCTGAGTCGAGTAGGAGCAGAGTCCTTGGTCGCCTTCGTTGATCTCGCCGAAAAGGTCGTCGCCTTTCTTTGGGGCACGGAAGACAACCTTCCACTTCTCGTCGTTGATCTTTAGCGACCGTCTGATGACTCGCTTGGGCATGCGTTGGAAGCTAGTGGATTACTGCGGAAATGCAAACAAAATTTTATGCGATTACGTAAAGCGTTGAAATAAACTAAATTGCTATAGACGATTCTCTGGATTGTATTTTGTTTTTGTATTCAGAGATTCTTGAAATCACAACATCTAAACAGTCACCAAGCTTTCCAATGGCTGCATTGCATTGCCTGCATAAAGTTCCTCTATATTTTCCTGTCTTGTGGCAGTGATCCATAACCTTGTCCTTCAATAAAACATTCTCGCAAATTTCGCAGCAATTCGTGTTGTTGTGTCTATCAATATCTTTTTCTGTTAAAACTATTCCCCTGCATTTCCAATGAGATATTTTCGCATGCCCTTCTTCCCATCTTTTCTTGCCATATTTTGCTTTAATATTATCAACATTGCTATGAAAGCATTTACTGCAATACCCAGATTTTGAGCCTTTCTTCAATTGCTTTTTACAGCCAATACAAGTGCGAATTAATAATTGATTAACTAAACCGTTATTTTCTCTATAACATTTATTATATTTAGTTTGTATTCCGTCCGTGTTTTTCTTGAAACACTCCCAGCAATATCCAGTTTTATTTGACGATTTAAGTTTCTTTTTACAGGAGGGGCATTTCTTAAACATGGTTTCATTTTACCATGTTTAAGGTCGATGTCAAATCACCATTTCTCAACACAGCTCCAATATCGAGCAGATAATTTATCTTTAGCTGAAGAGCATTTATGGCGAGCCTTGAATGATTCACGACGCTTACGATATGCCGCAGATTCGCCTTCTTTTTTGGGGCTTCCGCTTACGCCCTGCTGTCCAAAACGAATGATCTTCTTCTTGTCGCCTTCTTTAGCATAAACAACGTGCGACTTTTTAGCTCCAGGCGTCCGCTTCGGTTTGTTGAAACCAGACAAACCCAACCTCTGCATCGCGCTTTTAACTCGTCCTTCCATACAATGTCTCCTTGATAATCTGCTTGATGTGATTAACCTGCCTTGCCTTCAAGCATTTGGCAAGCACTTCCCGCAGCATCGCAACTTCTTTTTGCAGGGCTTTAACCTGCTCCTCGCTACTCATACGCCAGCCGCATTATCCCGTAGATCGCAATCAATCCGGTGCAGAGCGCGGAGAGAGCGAGTGTGAATATCTTGTATTGTTGTTCGTTCATGTATCGTTAAATGATATATTGCTGGGCAAAATCGTAGGCTTTGCTCCATCGGTTGACCAACCCCTGCCAGAACTTTTCTCTCGCTCCCACAGGTGGGGCTACTTTGCGCTCATACGCCTCTCTAGCGCGTCGTAATGCTTTGAGTAGGGTGGATGGGTTCTTCAACGCTTCCGATAACGTAGCGCGGGTTTTAGGGCCGAAGTTGCCGTCGTCTATTACACCGAGAGCAATCTGCAAGATACGCAGCGCACCTTTAGGCCCGCGATTGAAGACCGAATCCCGAAGGAACGCCTCGATTGCCGGATGCTGGGTCCACTTCGTAACGATGTCGGTGTAGGAAACAAGGTAATCGACAACGTATTCCTCTGCCGCCTTGAATCGACCCTGCTCCAGCATTGCCTTAAGAGCATTGGCGGCTTGCGGATGGAATCTATCGTTGATTCCTGCGATCTCAAATGTCCCCCCTCCGTCTGCGGCGGGTAGCTTGTAGGCCCGTAGGTTGCCGTTGCGATCCCGTCTTGCCTCGACAGACAAGATAAACCGCGCCATCTCCAAGCGTTGTGCAAGAGTAGAGCGCATCAGAAGTCGGCGTTACCCTTGATCTCTCCCTTGATCGGGAACAATGCGATGCTGAAAACCAAGCTGTCTACCAAACGGACGAGGAAGGGACGCTTGTCTTCGATCTCGCAGACCTTGATCGGGTTGGAATACCAAACGTGGGAAGGGTATGGGATCTCGGATGCATTTGCTTGGGCAACAATAAAGAGAAGGAAGATGCCGAGTAGCTTTTTGCGGACTGGCTTTGCCTTGCGAACTTCGGCGTTGGGATTGAATGGACCGCCTGGTCTAGTGCGCTTGATCGTCTTCCTAGCCTTAACCCGCCCGTAGATCGCTAGGCTTGCACCAATAAAGTCCAATGTAAGAACAACGATTTCTGTAAGCTCCTCGTTGACGATATCGACTTTGAAATACTTTAAGACCTGCGCAAGGATAAGAACGATAACGCCTACAATCGTCCTGCTTTGCCACCAAGCCTTAACCTCTTCGCTCATTTATCCTTAATCTTCTGCACTGCAAGCTCGATTGCGAGATTGATAACCGAGTTGGCGGCTTCAATACCGCGAGATTTGGCGGCAGTCTCGATACGAACAAACGCAGCCCTGCGCTTCTC